GCCATAGCAAGTTACCTTCGGAGGAAATTTCCTCAGATGGCACTGACAGGTGAGCCCTTGAAAAAGGGTCACCTACAGTGGTTACGAAACGTAACCAACGCATGTCATCCAGAATTCGACCTGTGGGTGAGCGGAGATTACTCCGCCGCCACGGACGGTCTGGATATACGACATACCAAAGCTTGCTTTGAGGCCCTCATAAGACAGTCTTGTATAAACGACAAGCGGAACCTGACACAACAGTGGAATTTGTTGAGGTCTGTTCTTTATGAACAGGTCCTCACCTATCCCTGTAAGTCGGGTCTTTCCGCCGTGTTACAAAAGACTGGCCAGTTAATGGGGTCCACCCTGTCGTTTCCTATTCTTTGTGCTGTTAACCTTTGTGGTTACTATTTAGCACTCAAAAGATATAGGAGCAAACGCGGCTTGGACCCCTTGGCCCTGGACCAGATGCCCGTCCTTGTTAATGGCGACGATATCTTATTTCGTGCCAACAAGGAGTTATACGGTTACTGGAAGGAGGAAATCCAGAAATTAGGATTCCGCTTGTCGGTAGGAAAGAACTACGTTCACCCGAACCTCCTAACTGTTAATTCGATCATGTTCCGGGAAGACCAGTCAGGTCAGTTCAAAGAACTGAGATACCTGAATGTTGGTCTTCTCACCGGAATGAGTCGAATAACTGGGAGGACAACGGTAAAAACGTTACCTCTGTGGGACATCTATAATGAAGTGGTTCCGAATTCGGTTAATCCACTCCGGTCCCATCGGAGGTTTGTTCACTACCACAAGAAGAAGATTAATGACTTGACCTTAAACGGTAAGTATAATCTCTTCCTTCGTTTCGAGTTGGGTGGTTTAGGTTTCAAGATCCCAAAGGGACTTGATTTTAACGTCACAAAATTCCAGAGACAGTGGGCATACTTCTGTAAGACTCAGTTCTTCCTGAAGCCTGAAAAGGCTCATAAGGTTGCACTTGTCCAACAGAAGGCCCGTCCTGATATTTTGACGTACCATACCTGTCCCAACTTTGTAGTCCGTAAGAAGGGCTGGGATGACTACACATGTATAGGACCGCTTGAGCGCGGTTTTCTTCGTAAGCCTATTGATCCGACTGTTGATCCCGGCCTTTTGGCCGATCCAAAGTATGATCATGTTGAATGCTTAAGCTCAGGTGAATTTAAAATTCGCCATCCTAGCAAAGCATTCGTCAGGAAATGGAACTTGAGTAAGAAGCGCCTTATCAGGCCTCGTTCACTCTTTTCCTTTCCTTGGAAGGCTTACCAGATTCGTCGCGAGGAGTTCGAGAGAACTGGACTAACGGTTTCGACAGAGGCTTTTAATTGCCAAGAATGTCTACCCAATCCAGAATTCTCTAGCGAACGGGGAGATGCTTTGCATTCCCGTTCGTAGAACTCCCTGGGGTCACGTGCCTTATCCACTAAAACTGTATAGTTCAGTACTAAGGCTCACGCCGGAATGTCAACAGACTGCACGGTGGAAGACTAAATGTCTCGCACGTAATGTACAGTCGGCTCACTTTCTTCGGTGAGTGGTACCCACTATGACAAATACTAAGAAGAAGAAAACCAAAGGACCCCCTCAGCCAAGGGGATCTAACAAACCTAAGACGCGGGCAGTGCCATTGGCAATGCCCGTTTCTCACCAGAGAGCCCAGTCCGTAAAATCATCTACCAGTATGGTAGGTGAGGACTATTGGGCCTCTTATAACGCTGCAACTTCAGGATTTGAAGCAAAATTCGCTGCCGTCCAGCCTGGGATTAATTTCCCGGGCCTAGGGCACTTGGCCGAACGATATGATAGGTACAAATTTTTGTCCTTGTCTTTCGAATGGCGGCCCAATCAGGCGGTAACGACTACTCCAGGTACAGTTTCCCTTTATTGGGAACCGAATGCTGATTCCAACACACCACTCGAAATGAGTCAGGTGATGTCGGCTGAGCATTCGCTTACCTTTCCTGTTTATTCCAGTAAAAGACTGTCCATCCCGGTTTCCCGGTTGGGACCAGTCCGATACATTCGTGACGGAAGTGTTTCCACTTCCCGAAATATATACGATACCGGACAGTTTGGCGTTATTTTAAACGGTGTAGATAGTGATACAGGATCCGCGGATATTGGATACATTGTGGTGAAATACCACATCCAATTTTACGATTACC